AACTCTCGCTCCGGATGAAGAATTAAAAGTTTTAGAAACTCTCCTCGCCGAGCGCAAGAAACAAAATGGCCTGAGTTTTTACACTCCCAATAAACATCAGCTTCAAGGGCATCAATCAGACGCCAGATTTATTTTGCTATGCGGAGCCAACAGAATTGGCAAGTCAACTTTTGGTGCGGTCGAACTTTGCCTCCACCTCACACGAAATTATCCCGACTGGTTTTCTCTTAAACGCCGATTTACCAAGCCAATAAAAGCAATTGTTGTCGGCGAGTCCAATGCATTTATTGAAAAAGTTCTCGAGCCGAAACTGAAGCAATATCTTCCATCGAAATACATCAAGAAAGAAAAGAGAGTGACAGGTGGCTACTTAAATAGAATTGAATGTAGAGATGGGAGCACTGTTGACTTCCTGACTAAAGAACAAAGCGATATGTCCTTCGAAGGCGCTGACTGGGATTTCTACTGGGGTGACGAGCCGCAAGGGAAAAGAAAGTTTGACGCCATTCAGCGTGGACTTGTCGATAGACAAGGGTTTGGTTGTATCACCTTTACTCCACTGATTGAACCGTGGATGAAAGAAGAGTTGGTTGACAAAGCCGATGGGAAATTTATCGAAGTTGTTACAGCAACTATCTTTGACAACACTCAGGATATTCAAGGCAATCAAATTCTATCGAAGGAAGCCATAGAAGAGTGGAAGAGCACTTTGTCTGATGATGTCGCACAGACCAGAATCTTCGGCAACTTTTTCCATCTGCGTGGTGCAGTCTATACAGAGTTTTCAGAAGTCCACCTGCAAAGATTTCCTTATAACTGGCCTGATCCAGTAGTCTGCATCCTCGATCCTC